CCATCGCCGCCACGTAGCGGGCCGACGGCGCGCGACCAGCGAAGATCGTGCCCGGCTCCCCGACATCGGGGACCTCGATCGTGTCCCCGGACTGCACGACGCCGAGGCCGTCGAGCTCACGCGGGTCGGTGCCGATGTACTTCACGAGCATGGTGGTGCTCCTCACTTGGGGCGGATGCGGACGGAGATCGTGCAGGTCCCGCGAGCAGTGGCGCCGCTCTCGGGCAGCCCCTGCTCGAGCGTGAACGAGTCGAACGAGGCGTAGTCGACCGGCACGTCCGACGATGTCGTCTGGCCGAGCTGCGGGTTCGCGGCGACCCACTCGTCGATCAGACCGGCGATCTGCACGATCGCTGCGTCGACCTTCTCCTGCAGCACGTTGCGGCCGGACCGGTCGAGCGTGGCGCCCTTGTGGACGCCCTCGATGATGACGTCGAGCGCCCAGGTCTGATCGCGCCGGTAGGGGCGGCCACCCATCGGACCGGGAGTGGACGTGGATCGGGCGTTGAACAGCCACACGTGCAGTGGCCGCTGCTGGTCGGTGCCGGGCCAGGCGTAGTCGACCGGGACCGGCTTGCCGTCCCAGTCGGTCGGCATGATCTCCTCGAGCTGCGCGGCGAACGACCGCTTCAGCGTCGGGATGTCGGCGTAGGCCATCAGGCGATCCCGTCGGTGGCGCCGGCGTAGCGCATCAGCACGGCGTCGACATCGTCGATCCCGGTCGGGTGGCCGGGGCCGGCCCACCCGAACTGCTGGGTGACGCCGAGGCCGTCGGAGACGGTGCGTGCCCGGCGAGCGACCGTGCTCAGGTCGCGACGCAGGCCGTCGGCGGCGAGGGTCAGCATCGCGTCGAGCAGGTCGGCCGGGGGACGGTCGTAGCCGTGCTCCTGGCCGATGGAGTACCAGCCGCCGAGCGGGCCGCCGACATCGGCGATCCCGGCGCCGTGGTCGATCTCGAGGTCGGTCAGGTCGAGCGCGATGCCGTCGTCATCGACGATCGAGCGGACGGCTCGCAGCGGGCGGCGCAGCACGAGCCGCTGCTGCCACCGGAAGTGGTGGCGGGTGACGTCGTACTGCGGCTGCCACGCGACACCGGTGACGTCCTCGACGAGGTCGAGCACACGGTCGCGCTGAACCAACAGCTGGGAGCGATCGAAGCCGTCGAAGATCCCGGCTCGCTGGCTGAGCTCGAACAGCGAGAACGGCCACGCTCCGATGATGCGATGGTGGGAGACGTGACGGGTGACGCCGGCGATCCGCCAGGTGGCGGTCAGCACGTCGAGCGTCGCGCCTTCCGCTGTGGTCAGCTGGCACGTCACCCCTGCGTTCGTGTCGGTCGTCGCCCGGTCGGCGGCACCGACGAGCGTGCCGTCGGAACGGGTCACGGTGCAGGTGACCGTGCCCTGGTCGGCTGTGACGGGTTCGCCGTCCTGGTCGACGAGCGTGGCCCGCAGCACCGGGTTCGGCGCGCCGCTGAGGATGCGCTGCAGGCCGGTGCGCGGGTAGGTGCTCACGACTCGCCGGTCTCCTCGGCGGGCGTGCCGTCGGGGGTCTCGTCGGCGGGCGTGCCGGCGTCGCGGCGGCGGCCACGACGGCGCTCACCGGGGGCGGCGGTTGCCTGCTCGACCTCGCGGTACACGAAGTCGGCGGGGCCGAATGAGCGGGTACGGCGGGCCTGCTCGCGATCGGCGGCGTCCGACGCGTCTTCGAACAGGTTCGGCCACGTCGCGACGATCGGGGAGTCGTCGGCGTGCAGGGTGCCCTCGACGACCGTCAGGTTGTCGGGGCCGAAGAAGGTGGTGATGGCGCGACGCATGGCGTCTCCTCTCATCGGTGAAGCGGTGGACGGGATGGCGGCGGGTCACGAGCTCGCAGCTCGTGACCCGCCACCGATCACACGGGGAACGTCAGGTGACGTTCAGGACGCGGGCGGCGGCCGCGTTGACCACGCCGGCACCGACACGCCAGCGGGCGTACCAGCCGCGCTCACCGGTCGGGCGACGGTTCGCTCCGAACAGCATCGGCACCGGCTCGATGCGGACACCGATCCGGTCGTTGATGCGGTACGCCGCACGGATGTCGCCGTAGACGGCGATGTAGTTGTCGACCGTCGCGTTGATCACGCCGTCGAGGTCGCTGTTCTTGTACAGCGGGCCGTCCATCAGCTGCGGCGGGGTGCCGTCGCCGAGGCGGGCCAGGAGCGTGTGACCGTCGGCCGTGCCGAACTGGCGGGTCCGGGAGATGATCGACTTGTTCATCTGCCACGACGCGTTCGCCTCGAACCGCGACGGGAGCGCGTCGTTCAGCGCGTACAGGTCGCCGACCGCGTAGGTGTCGGTCGTGACCGAGTTCACCACCGAGCCGCCGGCCACGAGACCGGTCACGAGACCCTGCGGCTGGTTCGTCAGGCCGGTGCCGACGGTGAAGCCGGAGCCCTCGAGGCGGTCCTTCGCGTCGAAGATCATCGTCATCGCCTCCTCGGCGAGGTTGACGAGGTCGTCTTCGGCCTCCAGCGTGTACGGCAGGAACGCACGCGGGGTGCGGACCGGGATCGCCGGCTGCGCGAAAACCGGGGTGTCGTCCGACACTTCCTCGGCCTCTGCGTCCCACGAGGCGGTGACACCGGCCGAGGTGATCCCCTGCCAGTTGTCGGTGATCACGGTGCGCACCGTGGCCAGCTGACGCATCGGGTTGATCGTGCCGGCGTTCGTCAGCATGATCGTCGGGTCGAGCGTGAACGGCATGAGGAAACCACCCGACGAGTCGGTGGTGATCTCGAGGTTACGGACCTCCTCGACGGCCCGCTGCTCCTCGGGGGTGAGGATGGGCGGGTTCTGCGTCACCAGCTTCACGAACGCCGACCGGTACTCGGGCCGGCCCGTCGCGATGATGTGCCGGGCGAGCGCCCCCTGCCGGTCACGGCGGAACAGGTACTCGATCGACTCGCGCTTGTCTGCCGACAGGTTCTCGGCGTCGGCGGCCCGGCGGGCACGCTCGGTGATGTCGCGCACCACCTCGGGCGTGCGGGGCGCCGAGCGCAGATCGATGTCGTAGAAGCTGGCCTTGTTCACGGGCTGTCCCTTCGCCTTCGCCGGGGCGGCGTCGCGACGACGCTCGATCTCCTCGATGTCCTTCGCGCGCTGCTCCAGCTCGGCGATCTTGCCGTCGAGCTCGGCCACGGCGGAGCGGTGCACCGTGAGGAGCGCGTCCTCGTCGGGGGTCGGCGCCTTGCTGGTGCGGGTCGTGTCCGCGTCGATCGCGGCGGCGATCGTGTCCATCTCGTCGAGATGGGTGTTGCGCTGTGCCTCCAGCTCGGCGAGCTGGTTGCGCAGCATCTGTGCGTACTTCATGCTGCTCTCCTTCGGAGCTTGGCGATCTCCACCTGCCATGAGGTGAGAGACCTGGTTGGGGTTGGCTCCGGCGAGTGCTCGGGCGGCTCGACGGGTTCGGTCGGGTCGGTGCTCGTGGCGGCCGACGGCGACGCGAGGGTGGCCAGCTCGCGCAGGGCGCGTTCGTGCTGCCCGGACCGGGCGAGCTGGCGGGCGAAGAAGTGGTCGGTCAGCGACCGGACACCAGCGGTCGCGGTGGGCGACGCCGGGTAGACGACGGGGCCGAACTCGAAGAGCTTGACCTCGGTGATCGTGCGCTCTGGCAGGCCGTCGGGGTTGTATGCCGACCGCTTCGGCGAGTTCACCCACTGCTCACCGATCACACGGAACCGGAACGACGAGCCGAGCACCGAACCGAGCGCCCGGCCGTCCATCAGCCGGCCCTGCAACGCGGGCAGGATGAAGTCGCGGTTGTAGTCGGTGTCGAGCAGCGGCACCTCGTAGTACGGACCCTCGTCCTCCTCGCGGAGTTCCTCGATCGGCCCCATCGGCTTGTCACCGAGCTGCGGGTCGTAGCCGTGGTCGAACGAGCACACGATGCGCGACCGGTTCTCGGCCATCGTCTTCTTGAACGCGCCCTTCACGGTGCGTTCGATGAAGCGGCCCTCGAGCCACGAGTCGATCTCGTACCAGACGTCGAACCGGGAAAAGTGGCCGTGCATCGTCGCGCCGGTCGCTGCGTCGGCCGTGTCGGCGCGCAACAGCAGCGCGCCGTCATCGGCACGGCCTCGGTACAGCAGATCGACCGCAGGACGCGGCGTGTCGCTCGTGGTCATCAGGGCATCTCCTCACTCGGAGTTGGCGGACCCCACTCGGCGGGGATCGGGCCACGGTTCTCGAGGTCGCGCCACTCCTCGGGCGTCACCACCCAGTAGCCGGTCTGCGCGTAGATGTCGGCGGACACCTTGTAGCTCGCGTACCGCTTCTCGAGGTCGGAGCGCAGCAGCGCGTCGGGGTTGATCTTCGCCGACCTGGGACGCGGCAGCAGCTCGGTCAGGCCCTCCTCGAGGCGGACCAGAGCGACCATCAGCGAGTCCTGCAGCTCGTTCTGCTTGTCCTGCTCGCGGTTGCCGTAGGTGATCGACGAGCCAGACGACTTCACCCCGACTTGCTCGGGGATGACACCGAAGAAGCGGCACAGCTCCTCACCGGAGAACCGCATCGACTCGAGGAACTGCGAGTCCTGTGGGCTGATCTGGATCTGCGTCCACTTCGTCGACTGAGGGAGCACCACCGGCTCGCGGGTCGTCCCGCGCGTCGCCTCCTGGAACCGCTCCTTCAGCCGCTTCGCGCCCTCGGGGCCGGGGTCCTTGTCCGGGGCCAGGATGCCGGACGGGTGGCCGCCGTCGGCGAGGAAGTTCGTGCCGAACTCCTGGGCCACCAGCCCGGCGAAGATCGTGCGGCGGGCGTACTCGATCGGGTTCAGCCCCATCGGCGAACCTGGCAGCACGTGCAGCGGGACATGCCACAACGGCCCGACCGGGTACTCGTCGATCGGCTCGTTGTCGAGCAGCCAGCCCGTCTCCGCGGTCCACCGAACCCGGTCCGGGAACACGAGCTCCACCGACGTCGGGAACCCGGTCCGGAGCATCGAGTCGTCGTCGACCAGGCCGTACACGTTCCCGCGAGCCATCAGCGACGCCGCAGCGGCGTGCAACCACACGGAGCGGCGCATCGTGATCGACGGCCGTTCGATGATCGGGGACGGATCCACCCGAGCACCGCGCAGCATCTCGTCGATCGGGAACGTCGAGATCGTCCCGGCCGTCTTGTTGATGCACCGGTACACCACCGAGTGCTGATACGCGACCGACACCTCGGTCACCGAGTGGCGCGTCACCGACGAGCCGGTCGTCAGGTACTGCAGGTACCGGTTCCACGGCAGCCCCGGGTTCGCTCGTTCCTCGCCGGCGCGCGGTGCGCGACGCTCGGGGAACAGCAGACTCACGGCGCCTCCGAGCTACGCGCGGCCAGCTGCCGGGACACGGCCAGACCGCAGCAGCCAGCCACGACGAGCGCGGCCTGCCATGACCAGCCGGCGATCCCCGCCACGACCGACGCCATCGATCCCACCTCGAGCACGGAGGTGCCGGACTTGCGGATGCGCTGCAACATCGGGACCTCCTCCCTCAGTAGACGAAGAACTCCTCGTCCTCGGCCGGCGCCACACCGCCAGCCGCGACGGCGTCGCCGAGGGCGTGCACGGCGGCGATCGCAGCGGAGAACGCGTCGATCGGCTGGCCCTCGACCTTGCGGCCGGGCCGCCACCAGTTCGCCGACACCGGACCGCACGGCACCCGCATCGCGTTCGTGGCGTGCCGTGCCAGCGTGCCGTCAGGGTCCGGGGCGAACCGCAGGGTCCGCTCGTCGAACATCGTCTGCCACCGCTCACACGCCGGCCCTATCCGGGACGCCGAGTGATGCGGGAACCGCATGAACGACTCCCCGAACTCGTCGGAGAACTCGTCGATCTCGGTCTGCCAGTGCGCCGGGTCGGCGTAACCGCGCACCACCCGGAACGTCTCCAACGCCCACCGGATCTTCGCCTTCACCTCCGGCCGAGGCACCTTCCACTCGCGCACCCGGGCGCCGGTGATCGGATCCGACGGACGCTCCCACACAGCGAGCGCGAACACCGTCCAGTCCGGCCACCGCACCGCGTACAGCGCCGACGCGTCCCCGGTGTCGGATCCGTCGAACCCGAGCGCGATCGTGTCGCCCTCGACCAGCCGGGCGTCGGCCGACGCCATCTCCTGGTAGGCGACCGGGTCGAACGCGTCGCCGACCTCGGCCGTCTCCTCGTTCAGGTACAGCTGCCGCCACTGCGCCTCGGACGTGTCGCCAGGCGGGCGATCATCGAGCAGCTGCCGCAGATCCACCCAGCCGCCCCGCTCCGTCGCGTGCGACCCGTACCGGTCCCGCAGCCCGTCGAGCGCCACGGCGTCATCGAAGATGTCCGGCACCGGCCGGCCACCGATCGCGACGATCAGCGTGCGGTCACGGCCAGCCTGCACCGCCTTCGATGTCCGCTCGGCCGTCGAGTCCGTGCCTGGCCTCCACCTGTTCGTGAGGTCGAGCACGCGGGCGCCCATCTTGCGGGCGTTCTGGTTCAGCGCGGCGGCGAGCGCGTGGCCGCCGTTCGTGCGGGACCACAGCCACGTCTCCTCGCGCAGCACCTTCGACACCGGGTTACCGGTACGCGACGTCGAGCTCGCGGTGACCGGCTCGACCTTGCCGGGGCGGCCGGTCAGGAACGTGCGGGTGAGGCCGAGGTCGATGCCGTAGTCGTCCAGCGAGGTTGAGTCGCGGAGCGCCTCGTAGAACTGGCCGTACAGGTTGTCGGTGTTGTCCTCCGACGTGCCGGCGATCTGGATCCACGGCGCCGGGTGCGGGCGGCCGACCGGGTTCCCGTAGGCGTCGAGGCCGTCGGGGATCGAGCCGCCGATGAGATCGAAGAACGCGTCGAGCGCACCGAGTGGGGACTTCGACCAGCCCTTCGGGCCGACCAGCATCCCTCGCTGCCACACGAACGCACGCCCATCCGGGGTGACCCGATACCACTCGATCAGGAACTCGATCTGCTCCGGGGTGAGCACGAGCGGCTCGCCGGCCTTCACACCGGACGGCACCCGCAGGTACTCCTCGGCGAGCGCGATCGCGTCGTCCGCGAGCGACAGCGGCGGGTCGTCGAGATCGACCAGCCCGAGCGGGCCGAGCGTCACCGCTGGTTCCGCTCCCGCAGCCGCTGCGCCGCCTTCGACGCCGGCCGCTTCCCAGGCACCACCGGCGACGGCGCCGACGACGCCACCGACGAGAACTCGCTGACCAGCTGCGCACGCGTGAGCTTCTCGGCCGCAGCACGGTCAGCGCCCCACGCGACCGCCCACTCCACCCACTCGGCCTTCTTCGCACGCTTCGACGGCATCGCCGACACGTCCGGACGCGGTGGCGCGGGCACGAGCTCGAGCACCGTGGCCGGCTTGGCCGGCTCGGCAGGGGCGCCGACACGCCAGCGCATCTGCAACATCGCCTTCGGCGTGAGCCCGTGCCGGTCCTCGTGCTGACGCATCTCGGCCGAGATCGACGCGGCCCGCGACTGCTCGCGGTGCTGGTCGAGCATCAGCTCGTGGTGCAGCAGCGCGAGCGCGTGCAGCGACCGACCCGACGGATCCCACATCGTGGCCTGCGGCGTCGACCACAGATCCGCCCACCACTCGACGGTCTGCTCGGTCCACGGCCGCCACTTCGGCAGCGCCGGCGGATCACCCGCACGGCCCTCGGCCGGCAGCACCGTCCAGTCGAACTGCCGCTCGGCCCGGTTCCGGCGCTCACCGTCCGGCTTCGGGTAACGCCCTCCTCCGGCCACTCAGCCACCTCCATCGACGGCCGCGCGCGAACGCATCGAGCGCACTCGCGGACCACTGACGCCGCAACCGACCGATCAGCGGCTCGCGCGACACGCCCTCGCGGGCGTTCTCGTGAGCCCCAGTTCCGTACACACGGCGAGAGCCCTTCGAGGGTCTGCCTGACCCCACGCTCGCCCTCAAAAACCGGAGGCTGACTTCCGATGTCGTCACTTGGCGCTCCGGTTGCACTTCGCGTGCTCGGGGTGCTGCGACCGACCGGGGCGGTGCCCGAGATCCCACGGCGTGCCCGGCACGATCAGCTCACCGCACCGCCAGCACTCGACCTCGCCCCGAGCCACAGCCGGCGCCCACGCTCGCCGCTGGAGCTGATGCGCCGCCCCGTACTTCGCCTTGTGCGCACGCTGATGCACAGCGCACCGAGGCCCGCAGCACGGCCGGCCACAGTCCAGGCACGGCGTCATCGACCCGACCCCGAAACGACGAACGCCACCGGGCCGCAAGGCCACCGGTGACGAACTACGGGAAACGGTAGCACGGCGCGCATCACACCTGGTGGATCCCGGATGACACCAATGAGGCGTCGGTCATCGGTGTCTGCGTCGCTTGGAGCGACGGTCGCCGGGGATCATGCTGTCGGCGATCTCGGCGACGATGGCCGGGTCGAACGAGCCGTACGGCATCTCGGTCGGGGCCAGAGCCCGCAGCTGCTCGAGTTCGTCGTGCAGCCTGCCGACCTCACCGATGAGGTCCACCAAAGCCGATCGGTGCACCACACAGTGGTCTGGGGCGTCGGGGTCCCAGTTGAGCGTCAACCGACCGTCGGCCCCACGGCTGATGCAGGGGTCTGCGACCACCGCGGCGAACCACGACGTCGGTGTGCGGCGAGGCCCCTCAGGTCCGGCCTTCGATACGTGGAAGGAAGTG